CTTGTTTTCTTGACCGCCCCTAGCGGCCTCTACCGACCAGATCGCACGTGTAAAGCGAACTCCACGTGGCCCCGTCAGTAGCATTAACCAGCGTGCCATTTAACCTTGGCTAGGTACTATGCTGCTCTGTGCAGACTTTTGACGACGACTTGAATTTACACCCTGACCGGATAATCGGTCATAACTGCAAGAGGTCTCAACATTCTATTCCTAATCGTTGATAGCTCTGCCAAACCGAGGGTGCCGGAGTTAGTGATAGGCCACGAAGACGGAGCCACTTTGTCGGCTAGCGCTCTCACATCGCCTGACAAAGAATGAACGATTCGTTCCCAATCTACATTTCCTACAAGCCTTGAAAGTATTTTCGCAGCTTGAGATTCTGAACGAGTCTCCGATCTTAGATTCCTATCCGTCACAACTCCCACATGGTATAGGTCCCTGCTTGGCACTTCGGCCAAGAAGGTTGAAACAGTGTCATCGGCCTGGCTACCACCTTCTACAATTGAAGCCTTGTAAGATACTTCTAGCATCAAACTTCGAATCTTCGAAGGCGATATTTTCGCCTCAGACATAAGTCCCTTATCCATATGTTCCTTCATAAATAAGTCCGTCGCGTACGACTTGGTTCCCTCGCGAGCTTTGAACCTAGCCCGCATCTTGTTGCCCTCCACCTTCAGGGCTGCTACCGTATCACTAGCTGTAGCTAGGACAGGTGATCCGTTTACCCCCATAGTCAAGCTACATATCTGAGAGATGTACTGCTCGACCTCGGGTACCCTACGAGATATTGTAGTAGTCAGTAAGTGCCCTACTTTGTAATCTCCACTCCTCACACACATCGTCCACATCTGCCTTGTGTAGTTCGAAAGAGCGTCCTCTTTCGATAACATGGCTTCTGAAACCCAACTGCCACTGACTAAGCTGGATACCGACCTGCCAAAGTAGCCTCTAGCTGATCTCGCGTCAAAACTAGTCCTAAGAAACTCACCACACCGCCTACCAAGCCCTTGCTTAGACGGGTTCACCTTAATCCCACTATTTAAAACGCAACTCAACACGTCTTCCACTTGCTCACGAGAGCCCAAGACTAAGATGTCGTCACCGGCATGAAGAGTACTCAAAGCTGCCGACCTTCCTCCGGTCACAGCCCTGATGTAAGCCGAGTTCAGTAGCGTATTTATCATCGTGGTTGCCCTATGGCCACTGAAAAGGCCTCCAACAGTTTTTGCTTTCTTATCGGTACCATCACTACTTTTCCAAAATACCCACTCATTATCAATACTATCTAATGCCCATTTCAACACGTGCTCTGGCGCTCCTCGACACACTACCTCGATCACCTTTTTCATAGCATCCTTTCTGTGCTGAGCATTATAATTCTCGTAGTCCAGCATCAGATACCAACTATCTTGCCTCCCGAGCTGAGGGTACAACTCACTTGGAGGCCTGCCTCCTGGGTCTAACAAGCAACTCTTGTTTGCCCAAACCTCTTCAACCGGCTTCAATAAATAATCGAAAGTGTAATAATTAATCGTGTCCACAGAATAAATAGCTCTCGTCTTATAGTGCTCCAGTTTCCAGCTCTGACCCGCTAGGCCACAAGCCTCTCCGAAAGCTATCATGTTATCCTTTACACATTCTGAAAACTCACGTCTCGTGGGTTGGTCAGGTAGATCAAGTTTTTTGCCAAACTTCTCCTTCTCTACACGTCTTTGATGACTGCCTGCTTTAGTGAACAGCCATCTCTTTGACCAGTACTCGTCAGGGTCCATCCATACAGGCCGAACTTGCATCTCCTCAGCGACGATGTTTTCCAGATGATACATCACATCATCACCAGTAATACCACAGGACTCTAGCCTAGTAAACTTATCCATATCTATCCTGTTCTCTACGTCACCATCCGGGTCCGGCTTGCTGGCCCCACGTCCTGTCAACGACCTCAACTCTACGATCATTGCCCCAACTCTTTCAGACGCAGCGCCAGCCTGTTTAACTGTGTCACTTAAGTCTGACAATACATCGTTGTCCCTTGCTACCTCCAATACCGACTTCGCTACCGATTGGTCTATCCCAAACATTACAACGAACCAAATGACCCAGGCTGATGCCTGATCATTGTACATACCTTCCATCAAATGTGAGTTCCTAGCTAAATAACTCGCCCCGTCGGGGTAAAAGGTCTTTGCATCTTTCCAGACGTCTCTGAAAAACACATTGACCTTGGTCCTGGCGCAGATGGTTTCTTTGAGAGGAAAAACCGACCTGTCGTCCGTTGAGTCCAGTACACTGCTAGGTACTCTTGCACTACTTATAACATCAGCGTCGTGCTTACGCTGAGTCATCTCTTTACTATTCTTTGGTTTGGTGTCCAAGAGAATTGAAACTATTTCGCTTGCAGACAAGTCACACTGTAG